CAACGTTGACTCTCTTGGGCTCAATGCAGCGATGATCTCATCGTTTATGCTGCGGCTTAAAAGAGATGATGTGCTAGACCTGCCCAACAAAGGTCGTGCTGGTGTCCATATTGAAGGAAGAGGTCAGCCCGTCAAAGATTATTTACTTGCTGAAGAGGATTTAGTCGCGTACTTAGCAGGGGCTGGTAAAGAGTGGCGTGGCGCAATGCGTAATGAAGCGTTAGTAAAGCTCACTACTATGCGGAAGCTAGCAGGGGCGTGCAAAGTAAAGGGGGTAGTAGAACGTGCAAAAGAGTTATTTAAAGAGACCTTGCCAGAAGACCATGGGCTCTTTATAGTTGCTGAGCATCATGATGTCATGGAAAGCCTGAGTGAGGAACTTAGTAAGTACGGTGTAGTTGAGTTCAACGGTCGCATGGATGACAACATGAAAGCAGAATCTATACGTGCTTTTAATAGTGGTGAAGCACGAGTAATGATTGGACAGATCAAGTCAGTTGGTGTTGGGTTGACATTGCATGGTGATGGCAGAAACCACCATGTATTAATCACACAATTACCTTGGTCACCCAGTGATCTAACACAAGTAGAAGATAGGCTCCACAGAATTGGCCAGATAAACGATGTAACAGTAGAAGTTTGCTTGGCCAGTATTGATGGCTCATGGACAATTGATGAGCGGTTATGGGGCCTGTTAGAAAGCAAGGCGTTTTCTGCGGGGGAAATAGTAGATGGCAAGGGTGAATACTTGCTAGAAGAAATACAAGACAGTCTTATTAACACATACCGATAACAAACAAAGGGAAAACAATGACAATTATCAAATCATCAGAAAACAGTGGACCCATTACTGTGGTCATCTTTAGCAGTGACGAAATCAAGGCTCTTGAGCACTTGCTTGACTCTGCAAAGTTTGACAACAGCGACGAGACACACGACGCTCTAGAGGTGCTCGATGAGTTCCTCTTTACATTAAACGTACTCCCAACAGTAGTGTGACCCACAGAAAGGTAACAAAATGGTAGGCGCAAAAGCCTTAAGAAAAGGAATGTCCGTGGAGGTTTCAAGCGGGCCATACAAGGGGCTTATGGCTGAAGTCGTAGACCCTGACGTTATGCCCGATGGACACCCGGAACAGAGAAAGATGCTTGTGGATATTGAGGGTGTTGGTAGCACGTTCATTATTCCTAAGCAACTTAAGTTAGTTGGTTCGGTAGAACCAAAAGTAATTAGTGGCCCGCAACCAAATCAGGTTGTTGTAGTGGTACTTGGGCCTGATTGTTCATTAGAAAAGTTGTTACAACTAGCGAGAGAAGGTAAATTATCATCATGACAAACAATATGGAAACCACAGTAAGAAGTTACTTAGCTGCAAAGAAAGAAGCAGACTCATGGGCAACGTTACTTAAGGGTCTTGAAGAAGAACTTAAGACGGCGATGCTTAGTGAGTCTCTTGACAAGGTAGAAGTAGACGGCAAAGTCGTCTCTTTAGTTCAGGCAGAGCGTCGCTCGTTTGACATTGAGACATTGAAGAAGCTGGTGTCTCCTGCAGTGTTTAAACAGATCACTGAGCCAGCAGTTAAGACTCAGTTGTTTGATGCTGCTTTTAGCTTAGGCAAGATTACAGCTGATGTAGCTGAGTCAGTCACCAACAAAACCCCATACTCGCAACTACGAGTTAAGTGAAAGAGGAAACCATGGAATGCGAATATGAAACTGTAGCAACCCTTGATCTTAAGGTAATCCTTAAGTTGATGATTGACGGACACCTTGATCCAAAGATTGGTTTAACTCTTATAGCCAATGCGTATGACGTAGATCCTGAGCGATTTATGTTTACAATCTACGGAAGTCAAAAGCGTCAATCACGCCATTGGACGAGGGAAGAAGATGAGAAACTCATTGCGAGCTGGAATAACGGGGAGCGTGCAGTTAACATTGCTAACATGCTTGAGCGTAGCCACCAAACCATTTATCAAAGAATTAGGCATCTAGCAAAACTAGGCCACCCAGTTGAACTCCGTAGAAAGACGGAAAACTACAAACAAAGGACGTAAGGAAAGAAGCCAGGGCCTGACATCTACCCTTTCTTGTCGGGATCTTTCCTCCCCCTGCCCCATACAGCACAAAACATGCATCCGTGCTGATTGTTATGGGGTAAGGGGCGAACCTGGGTTAGACTATGTGTCTGCGCAATTGTGGCGCCGTCCAAGGAGATTAGTATGTACATGTGTAGAGGTCCAGTATGTAACGAAAAAGCTGTAGCCAAAGGGTTGTGCGCAGCTCACTACAAACAAATGCAACGCGATGGACGCATGCATATTATTGATAAATCAAAGCTCCCAGAAGATAAGTTCTGGAAACACATCAAAAAGCAAGATGATGGCTGTTGGACATGGACTGGCCCTGTTGATAAAGGGTATGGCCGTATGTACGTTGGAAACAAAGCTTTCCAAGCTCACCGGTGGTCGTACGAACAACACATGCATGTCTCCCTTACTAAGGTTGAGACACTAGACCACTTATGTCGCAACACCCTTTGCTGCAATCCTGAACATTTAGAGAAGGTGTCGCTCATTGAGAACATTGAGCGTCAACATTTGTACCACGCTATGCGAGCAGAGATTAACAGATTACGGGGATTCCTTGAAGACATCGGGTACAACCCTGACAGCCTTCAAAAAGAAATGTAGTTATTTGTTTTGAGATAAAAGAGTGCGAAACTCATCTAAATCCAAATTCATCATTTTTGCTGAGGTTTTTAAAGGAGTTGCGTCTTTTAATTTACGCAATGTTTTAATAAGGCTGGTTGCTGTCAGCTTTGATGCTTCTTCAGCATGCTCTAGCTCTAAGCCACGGCGATTCCGAGGGGTTACCCCACCCCAAATACCATACTTAAGCTTGTTAGTTAGCGCAAACTCTAAACATTCTTTACGCACTGTGCATGTAGCACAACATAGCTGTGCCTGAGCAACAATCATGGCAGCGTCAACCCCATCTCTGTTAGGGAAGAACTTTTCGGTGTCGCTGTTAGCGCATGCTGCTTTTACACGCCATCTTCCATCTCCCCATTCTTTTAATTGGGGAAGGTCAACTAATGCAGATACAACAATGGTCTCGTTCATGGTGTGTATCCTACAGGCTGTTAATTGCATCAACAAATCGTTTAGCACCAAAAGATATATCTCTTGATGCAATTGCTTCTCTGTTGCGCATTCCCTCTTCTTTGCGTAACTCCGGATCAGCAATCAGTTGTTTCAAGTGTTTAATCCAATCAGCAGGTTTCTTAGCTACCCTGCCAACACCTAGCTGTTCATTAAGTTTTACGTAAGCATCTAAGTTTTGCGCAATAAAAGGAATGCCTGAAGCTGCATACTCCATACCTTTAATATCTGACTTGCAACGGTTAAACGGGAAATCACGTAACGGAATGATCCCAATGTCCATGGACATGAGCGTTGCGTAAGTTTCAATAGGGTGTAGCGGGGCCGTAGAAACTAATTCGTCTGAAACGTTAAGTAGAGATGCAAAGGTTGGATAGCTCATGTGGTTTCCACCATGATAAAGCTTGATGTCACCACGTTTTGCCATTACGTCTAGTACACCACGAAGCGTTTCAATGTCCCCACTTCTATGAGCGGTACTACCTACCCAACCAACAGTTGGGGCTGTGTCTCCGGAGTCAATGTGTTGTGTAAACCTAGATAGATCAATGGTGTTTTCTAGCAGAATCATTTTACCTTTTACCAAATCACGTAAACGATCTTGCAAGTAAGGAGTGCTACAAAGCACCATGTCTGATTTAGCAATGGTCCCTCTGTAATGGTTAATGTTTTCATTAGGGTTTACTTGAGGGTGGTTGTGGTTAAACGCTTTGTTGGAAGGAGATACTCCCCAATACCAGTCGTCAATATCATTAATAAACTTTTGACCGTAGGCTTGGGCTTGAGAAATGTGTTCGTTGATACCTCCATGCATCAAACGTTGCATGAGGATGGTGTCAACTTCACATTGCTCTTTTGTGAGGTGATCAATAATTACAAAGTGATCTTCGTTGTTCCAGGCCAATGTACCTATGACTGTATCTTCAGGTAGGTACTTTAAGTATTGGCCAATTCGTGCCCATCCTGATCCACCCCATCGGTGGTTCTCTTCGGGACTAAGCGGGGCTTGCCAATCACCTGATGCGATTCCTAGTTTCATTGTGTCCTTCAACAAGTTGCATTGTGTACGTCTTTTTACCTACCCCACAACAATGGGTGGGTGCTGTAACCAAAGGTACGTGCACCTCAATCCCATTGTTGCATTGGGGGCATTGATAATACCCTGCGGGTAAGGAACTGCTATCCATATTACTTACTTGTTGGTGTTCTACGAATCCATGTAGTAGCAAAGTTTCTAATGTCATCTAAGTTCCACAAGGGCGTTGCAGCCAAGATTTTAATTGGCTTTGGAAAGTTAGCTCGCTTGCGCAAAGCGTGAATTTGTTGCTTAGGGCATCCCAGTAGCTCCGCTACTTCAGATGTTCCTCCAATGTTATTGAGATCCATTTGTTGTCCTTTTGTAAGGGTTTTCATTCTTAGTACATACTACACAGTTAAGGGCAGTAACGCAATTACTTGCAACTACGAGTCCAAGGTATAAACCCGCAACCTTTATAGTCGTCAAACCATTTGTACATTTCCCAAGCCCGTAGTTCTAGCAGCGCGTTGCCCACGGTTGCCACCCGCACTTGTTCCGTTGTTGGCTGTAGTTCCACATCGCTAGCCCAGACCGAAGGTTGGTGGCGGGGTCGAAGAGATCTTCACAGGTGTTGAGGATCCCCTTAGCCTGAAGCCAACCAGTTGGGTTGTACTTGTTCTTCTTGCACCAATATCCGTTGATCTGAATGAGCCCACGACTTCCGCCGTTGGGGTCAGTCTTGTTGAACGACATCGGATTACACCTGGATTCTCGATACATGACAAAACTCAACTTCTTCCATTGAGCCTCGGTCCATCCGACAGAAATGGCGAGGTCGTGGTATTCGCCACACCTGCCATACATGAAGCGGGCGAGTTCGGTCCAGTTGACTCCCGAAAGGTCAATGGGCGCAACGGTATTTACAGGCTTCTCGGCATTGACTTTCACGCCATCAGTTCCGCATGTAGCGACAACTAGAACAACGAAAGCCAAAGCGACACCTATGAACCATTTGTGAAATACCCTCATTTTGTTCTCCCTCATTTACACGGACGTGACCACGGAATGAATCCACAGCCCCTGTGGTCGTCATACCATTTGTACATTTCCCAAGCCCAAGCAAAGTTGTAGTGCGGGTCGTTAACCACTTCCCAAGTGCCATACTTTGCCTCAATATCATCAAGCCAAACTTGGTTGATTTGGAGGGGTCCTCTGTCGTGGCCATTCCATTGCGGGTGACCTTCAATAACATTTTGGCAACGTGACTCAGACCACACTTCACGAAGAAGTTCAGGGAGTAGTTCTTGGGGCCAGCCAGCCTGTACGGCAATGGGGGCAAGTTCCTCACACTTAGAACCTAATGGAACAAGCGTTGTGGTAGTAGTCGTGGTTGTTGTTGTTGTCGTGGATGTCGTGGATGTAGTTGTTTGTGGGGTAATTGTTGTGGTAGTTACTGAGATTGGAACTTCTTGTGTCCTTACTGTTCCGTTACAGTTTGTGAGTAGTAGAGCGCCCACAATGACTGCACTCGTGAGGGTAAGTTTACGCAATAGTTTTCTCCTTGATAGGGGATATGGAAAAGCCCTACTTTGGGGGTAGGGCCATACACATATGTTACCATCTCATGACGGTAACTCCCTACATCAAGGATTAATTAGTGCGTAGAGCAGGGACTTTACATCAAAAGTTTCTCCGCGAGAAGGAAGAACTATTGGCATGATGTAGTCCATAGCAGCAATTGATTCATCAATACACGAAGTACACCGGCAACCTTTTCGGTAACTCTCAAGTGTTCCGTGTTGAAGTTTTACTGTGCCTCTACGTTCTTGTGGTGTTAGTCCGCCCCACATGCCCCATGTTTCTTCTGCACCTAACTTCATGCAATCTTTCCACACAGAACAATTTCTACAAGCAGTTTTACCTACAGCGTAGTAATCATTAGGGTTTGATGCATCTAGTGGCGCATACCACATGTCAACATTTTTACCACGGCAAGCAGATTGCTCAAGCCAATCCATTAGTTGTTATTAATTTCTTTAAACATCTTTTTCACCCAAAATGTCAAGTAGTTTTCCAAGTACAAGTGGTCCAGTTGTTAGGATAAAAAAGAATCCAAAAGTAGATAAGAAAGGCCAACCAGTTCCGTTCTTTGAAAAAGAATTAGATACTGAAACAATGGTAGTTAAAAAAATAGCAGAAGCTAAACGTCGTCGGTCTTGGTAGACGTAATTGGGTACTTTTTCCAAGTTGTGTGCCAAATCGAGTTCTCTTCCTTATAATGCCACGATACAGGTATCATACCAAGAAGAGTAGCGGCCTTGTCAATAGATGATACGTGCTGGGGTAGTTCTTTCTCTAAACCAGTCAACCACCCAGCAGCAAATAACTCTTCTGAGTAATACGACATTGCTGGGGGAAGAATACTTTGTAACACTTCTTCAAGTTGCTCAACACGTTGTGTCAGGGCGTTAATCATTGCCTGCTTTGAAGCGTCAGTATCCATCAGACCGTAGTTTCATTCAGGGCATTAGTAATGAGATTCTGAACAGTAGAAGCAAACAGCTTGTCTACCACTGCTTGGTCAACCAGTAGATCTGTCCCGTTTACATTGACCACTACTTGAGTCTTTAAACGATAGTGGTTTGATTCATCGGCAAGATGAGTAATCAAGTGGGCTGCTTCAACTAATGATTTTGATACATCATTGATAGTCATGCTTAAAGTATCTGAACCTAAGTCAATGGCCATTTTTACTAGCTGCTCGGCAGTTTGATATGGGTCAAGTTCTTCTATGGAGTTATGCGAGTTGTTCATCGTACATCCTTTAGTAGGGGAACTTAGCATACACCATTATTCGCCAATATTGATTACATCGGAAATAAACTGATCAGTACGACTAGCGTTCATACCCCCGCCAGGAAGTTGCTTGGCTGATTCCCCTGCTTTGCTTCCAAACAATCTAGAAAGGACGCCGGCTCCACCTCTTGCCTCAACCTCAATCCGCATGAGATCCCGAGTGTCAGAGATGTTCTTAAACTTGTCAATGAGCGAAAACAAGCGATCCATTTCAGATGACAAAGCTGGGTCAAGACCTTGGCCCTCAAGCTCTTCGGCAAACCGGGCAAACAAAACTCGGCTTGCTTGCATCTCAATCATGGCTTGCAAAACGGCGTTAAGTTGATCCTTTGTACGGATCTCAATAGGCAATCTAAAACCACAATCTGAATGTTCCTTGAATGCAGGACATCTTGAGGCCAGATAGCAACTATCACACTGTCGCAATGGGTTTGATTGATATCTAATGACAGCGGTTTCTGCAGGGTCAATTTCAATGACTTCTCCCTGCTCATTTGGCATTTGTGTACCCATTGAAACAATGTGCTCAATACCCATAACAGGGAGTAATAGCCGTTCACTGTCGTGCCGCTTTTCTATAGGGCCGGTAGCAATACCAGACCCCCTAGAAGCCGGTTTAACCCCACTATGGGTTTCAGGGGGTATAGTTGCTATCTCCCCCTCTTCATTGTTTACAAACTCCTCTTCGTCTACACCTTCTTCAGGGTCATAGCCCAAATTTGTATGGTCTTCCCAAGCTAGCCAAGAACGAATTGCTAACGCTCCCACAGTAGTTACGTCGTCTTCCATAACAGCATCAAAGTCAATTCCTAGACGAATAATGTCGGGCCGGTGCTTCCGTCTAGACGACTCTTTTTGTTGAGCTGGGTACCGTCGCAAAGCGTGTCCGTCCCAGATTTGAGTTTCCCCATAACGCAAAGTGCTAGTCCATGAACCAACAATTACTGCTGCCCAAGGAAGGGCTTCAATGATGTCTGGCTTGCTAGTAATACCTAGCAACGCAGCGCCCCATCTTTGTGACAGCGACCTAATTCGGGGAAGAGTTTTAGCATTAATTGCTTTGTCTGAGATAGCTGCCCGACCATGGCGTTGGCACAACCAAGCTAAGCGTTCTAAGTCATCACCATCTGACCACACAGGAATGTACTTTTCCCCAAGCCATTCTCCGTCATAATCAGGGCGACCCACTACAAAGGCAAGGTCATCAGCATGCTGCCGAATAAAGTCATTGTATCTATTTGTGTCTTCGTCACCCTCAGAGGTGTACACAATAACCCCAGCGTTTTTAAACGTATTAGGAATGCTGAATTCTTTAGTTTTAGGAATAGGCAAATGAGTCAAATTGACTGCCATGTACTCAACGTCATTAGCTAACAGGATGTTTCTGTGGGAGCCTTTCTCAGCCCCACCAAAGAACACTTTCACATTTCCCTCCAAGACTTTTCAGATGCTTTTAAGGCTTGTTCGTCCATCTCTGTTACAAGGGTTCCCCATTCCTTAGTTGTTTTGGTGCCACCCCACTCAGGTCTAACAATGTAAGGAGAAGCAACCAACAAGGTAGGAATGCCTAATTTAAGAGTTTCTGCGCAAGCAAGAGGGTCGTTGTCTACATACCAAGTGATTCTGCCAAAAGATGAACCAATGATGTGGACACGCTCAGCTTTAAGAACAGCATCTGGTACATCTAAAAACTCATAAACAGAAGCTTTAAATTGTTCCCGTTTTAACCATTCCTCAAATTGAATCTTTGGGTATTCAGTAGTTGATACAACACAAATACGCCCTGTGTAGTGTTCAAACATCATGCGCCAAATTGACCTGCCGTCAGGGTCTGGTTGGCGTACTGCTAGTGACGCACCCGGTCGTGCGAGTACATCAAAGTTAAAAATGATCACTAGTCGTACATACCCTTTTTCTTGCGAATGCCATGAGTTACAAATGCTTGGGCTGGACAATAGTGGCAGAGGTATTGCCTGTGTGCTTGAGGTACACCAATTTTGCGGCCAATAGTCTTAGACTCATCTTCGTAATCAATGCAACCTTGCTTAGGGCTTGAGTGCCTAGCAAAACACTTGAGTGCTTCCACTTTAAGATCGTCACGAACTTCACGAACTTCAATCTCATTTTGCATAAGTTCTTTTTTAACTTGGGTTTCATCCCCAAGCTTGGCCCACGTTTCTTCATCACAACGCAGAATGAGAGACAAGTGAGAGTCAGGGTTTGGGTCAGAAGCTTGACCAAGGTGTCTTTGACACAGCTCAATAAGCTCCATGTCGTACTCAGTTGGTCCTTCGTAGTCCCGCATACGGTACATTGTGCCGCACGACTGGCAAGTCAATAGCCGAGGCATTTGTGCTCCTAGTTAGTAGTACAACGTTGTCACCTTGACAACACTATTCAGTCTT